CGCTTACATTCCATACACCAGTGAAATTTCTACTACGATCCTCAAGCAACGGATCAGAATAGAATAGTCTTATGGCTATTACTAATGGTTACGCAACCCTAGCCCAAATCAAAGCATCTCTTAGGATCACGGATTCAGTCGATGATGATCTCCTAGAACTTGCAATTGAAACGGCATCAAGGGAGATAGATGGCGTATGCGAGCGTCAATTTTTTCAAACCGCCGTCACACGCGTTTATGCACCGCGAGATTCTTATGTAACTGAAATAGATGATTTGGTTAGCGTTACTAGCATCAAAACAAGTAGTGCTGCCGACGGTATTTTTGATACAACTTGGACTAATAACGATTATCAACTTGAGCCGCTAAATGGAGTTGCTGGCGGCCTAAGTGTTCCGCAAAATGTGATCCGCGCCGTTGGTGATTACACATTTCCAATTGATGGGCAAGAAGCAACTGTGCAAGTTATTGGAACTTTTGGTTTTAGTGCTATCCCTACAGCAATTGAGCAAGCGACTGTAATTTTAGGCAGCCGTATTTTCAAGCGTAATGATGCTCCGCTTGGTGTAACTGGTTTCGGAGATCTTGGTGTGATCCGCGTAACAAAGATTGATCCCGATGTTGAAGCAATGATCATGCCTTACAAGAGGATTCGATTCGCTTGAGCATAACGGATCTTAGAAACGGTATTGCTACAAATGTAGCAACTATCTCAGGCTTACGTACGGCAGCAGAAATTCCAGACAATCCATCGCCGCCTATTGCAGTAGTTCAATTGCAATCAGTAAATTATGATGGAGCTTTCCAGCAGGGACTAACAACGTATAACTTTTTAGTATCGGTAATTGTTGGTCGAGTAGCTGAAAGAGAAGCACAACGTCGATTAGATGCTTATGCTTCAAGTTCCGGATCTGAGTCTATCAAGCTTGCAATCCAAAGCGATAAAACTTTGTCAGGTAATGCTTATGATGTACGAGTCTCAGAAATGTCAAACATCGGCGCGGTATTATTAGGTGAGGCAACATACCTTGCGGCAGATTTTGTCGCGACCGTTTACGCAGAATAACTAAGGAGAATAATCGTGGCCAAATTCGTTGCTACCGATTACGCAATCACAATTGGCGGGACAGACTTCAGCTCAAGCCTTGCCGCCGCAACACTCGACATTACTGTCGAAGAGCAGGATACCACGGCGTTTGGTGATACCGCTAGAACCAGGATCGGCGGCCTAAAGGATGCTTCGCTTTCTTTGGACTTCCACCAGGATTTTGGCGCTTCGGCTATTGACGCAACTCTGTTTCCATTACTTGGAACTCAGGCAACCGTTACTATCACCCCTACTAGTGGCACAGTAACAGCAACAAATCCGACATACACGGCCGTAGCTTTGGTTACCCAGTACCAACCTTTTGCTTCCTCGGTGGGCGATCTCGCAACACTTTCAGTATCCTGGCCCATTAGCGGCGAGGTTACGCGCGGTACTGGAGCATAAGGAAAAATAAATGATAAACCTACAAGTTACCTACGCAGACGGCACGACCAAACAGGTTGAAGCAGGTGCTCCGGACATTGTTGCATTTGAAACTAAGTTCGATCTAAGTATCGCTAGACTCGAAAAAGACTTCCGACTTACGCACCTCTTCTTCCTGGCTTGGAGTGTTGAAAAACGAACCGGCGGAACTAAAGAAGATTTTGAAACCTGGCTAGAAACAGTTACTCTAGTCGAGGCGGCAGAACAAAAAAAATAACGGGCCTGGGCGATGATTCGCTTCATTGGAAAATCGCATGGATCTCATGCGAAACAGGAATCTCGCCGTTAGATCTATTGCAGCTTGAACCACGCATGCTTTGGACTGTTGGACGTTACCTTGAGTTCAAGATCCAAAAGCAAAATCAGCGTAAACGGTAAAATAGGTTCTGAAGGAGCTGCCGATGATCACGCCAAAAGTAGATGCGCAATACGTGCGTGAAGCTATCCGCGAACTAAAACAGGCAGACGAAACTTTACTGAAGCAACTCCGCAAAGATTTGAGATCCAAGATCTCACCGGTTGCTAAACAAATTGCTAATAATGTTCCTGATGAACCGCCACTATCGGGTTTTGGTCGAGAAACTTCATTTGGTTGGTCGCCTGTAAGGCCGACAGTTTCATTTACTCCTGGTAATTCACGACGCCGCGGAAACCATCTTGTATCAATTAGGATCACACCGACGGGTAAAGCTCGAGGACTTTATGTAGCTGAAAGGGCGGGAGCTAAAAACGGTAAAAACAATCGCGGCCGTGCAATGATCCGAAACCTAAACAGAGTTGAAAAGATGAAAGGCAAAGGCGGCCGCTTCGCTTACGCCAAGTTCAGATTACTTCGACCCGATGTTGTGCAACTCGCAATAGGCATTGTCAACGACACTATAAAAACCATCAATAAAAGGTTGAACTTCTAATGGCTATCAATCTCCCAATTGTCTCTAAGTTTGATCCAAAAGGTATCAAAGCGGCAGAATCTGCTCTAGGTAAATTTGGCAAACTTGCGGCAGCAACAGCAGCAGCAGCAACAGCAGCTATTGCCGGAGTTGCAACTGCATCTATAAAAGCCTTTGCTAATTTTGATTCAAAGCTAAATGAATCAATTGCCATTATGGGCGACGTCTCTGATGTCTTGCGCGATGACATGGCCGCAGCCGCTCGTGAAGTAGCCAAACAAACTACTTTCTCAGCAGATCAGGCAGCTGAATCTTATTTCTTCCTGGCATCGGCAGGTTTAGATGCAGCAGCTTCTATCGAGGCAATGCCTCAGGTTGCAAAGTTTGCTCAAGCAGGTATGTTCGACATGGCGCTTGCAACCGATCTGCTTACAGATGCTCAATCCGCTCTTGGCCTTACGATCCGCGATGATGCGGTTGCGAACATGGAAAACATGGTTCGCGTTTCCGATACGCTTGTCAGGGCAAACACACTAGCAAACGCATCGGTAGAACAGTTCTCAACAGCACTTACAACTAAAGCCGGTGCTGCACTTAGATCTATCGGCAAAGATGTCGAAGAGGGTGTTGCTGTATTGGCGGCCTTTGCGGATCAGGGTATCAAGGGCGAACTTGCTGGAACTCAGCTTGCTATTGTTCTTCGTGATCTTTCGACAAAGGCAATAAAGAACAAAGAAGATTTTGCCGAACTGGGTATCGAAGTATTTGATGCCAACGGTGAAATGCGTAACCTGGGTGACATTATTGCTAACCTTGAAAATGTCTTGGCAGGCATGTCAGACGAAACTCAAAAGGCCACATTGCTACAGGCCGGTTTCTCAGATAAATCTCTTGCATCGATAACCGCTTTGCTTGGTACTTCTGATGCTATAAAGACGTATGAAAAAGAGTTGAGATCCGCAGCCGGATTTACGGATCAGGTTTCTAATAAACAGCTCGACACTATGTCTGCGCAGTTTGAACTCGTCAAATCTCGCATTGCTGATGTCGGAATTGAGATCGGCGGGAACCTTGCGCCTATGTTCCTAAAGCTTATTGATGAGATGGAACCCGTTATAAAACAAGCCGGTCCTGCCTTAGTCGAGTTTTTCAAAGCTATTGGTCCAGTTATTGCGGGTGTTGTCCAAAGCTTGCCAACTATTTTTAGCGCTCTAACGGCTGCTATAAATGTAGTAACTATTGCTGTTCGTGATTATTTGTATCCTGCATTTGTCCAGGCTTTCGGTTGGATCAAGGACAACATACCTACGGTAGCAACATTTGTTGGTGTGCTCGGATCACTAGTAGCTGTATTCCAGGTTGTAACTAATGCTACTAAAATCTATGCAACCGCTCAAGCCGCTTTAGCGGTAGTTATGGCTGTGAATCCGTTTTACCTCATTGCCGTAGCTATTGCTGCTGTGGCGGCCGGCATTGTTTATCTTGCTACTCAAACAACATTCTTCCAAGATACGTGGGCGGCAGTTACAAAATTCTTTACCGATGCGTACAACAATTACGTGAAGCCTGTAATTGATGCTTTTATGAAAGGCATCAATGATCTTTATAACAAGGTAATAAAACCCGTCTTTGAGGCTGCAATGCTTATCCTCGGTTTATGGGCTGGTACTTGGGTACTAATTTACGAATCAATTATCAAACCGGTTATTGATTTACTTGTAGGTGCATTGAAACACTTGTTCGATTTTGCAAGTTTGATTTTTGGCAACATAGCAAATGAGTTCAAAAAGCTCGGAGCTTTTTTTACAGACGTATTCAATGCCGTATTTACACCGGTAGCAGAAGGTATTGAAACCGGATTCAATCACCTCGGTCGTTTTATCGAAGATGTAAATAACAACGTCATAATTCCGGTATTCGAAGCTTTTGGAACCGCCTTCAAGTGGGTTTATGAAAACATGATCCGCCCTGTAAGTGAATTTATTGAAGACACGATTACTAACGTTGGTAATGCTTTTAGAGATGTATTCCAGGGCGTCAAAGACTTTATGGAAACGATTTTCAATGCTTTAGTTGGTGTTGTAAAAACTCCACTAAATGCAATTATTGATTATGTAAATGGAGTTATAAAAGCTCTAAATACGATCCAGGTAACAATTCCAGATTGGGTACCCGTTTGGGGTGGTCGAAACTTTGGTATAAACATACCTAAAGTTCCAAAACTAGCTGACGGCGGCGTTGTTATGCCTAGGCCTGGAGGCGTCTTAGCAAACATTGCCGAAGGCGGCCAACCTGAAGCGGTTATTCCATTGAATAAATTTGACAAACTTGGATCACAAAATAATTTCAACATAACTGTGAATGCTGGCATGGGAGCTGACGGCTCAGACATTGGTCGAAAAATAGTAGACGAAATAATTAGATACGAGCGAGCCAGCGGCCGAGTCTTTGCGAGGGCGTAATGGCAACAAACAAAGTTGAAATCGGGTTTGACTTTTCGGAGCAGGCAGGCGCAGAGTTCGCAAAGCTTGACGACGCGTTCTACGGAATTCTTGACGCGGTTCAAACTATTTTAGGTGGAGCGATTTATCAAGACGTAACGCCAAAAGTTGCGCAATACGCAATTAGTCGCGGCAAATCAAGACAACTTGACAAGTTCCAAGCTGGAAAATTAGACGTAACCCTAAACAACAACGATCGGATCTTCGATCCGCTTTATTTATCTAGTCCTTACGCTGGGCAGATTATTCCAAAGCGATCGGTAAGAGTTACGTCAAATAACATCATCCAGTCGGAAACCGTTATCGATGACTGGGACTTGAGCTACGAGCCATCGGGTAACAGCTACGCCATAATCAAATCTTCGGACGCTTTCGCTCAGTTTGCAAACCAATCTTTATCGGGCGGCACAGCAACCGCTCAGCAAACCGGCGAACGCGTTACAGCAATTTTGCAAAACGCAGGCGTGCAATGGCCGCTTGATCGTATTGAGGCAGAGACTGGGCAACAAGGACTCCAGGCTGATGTCATTACCGAAGGTACTAATGCGCTTAGTTATCTTCAGACAATTTCGGAGTCAGAGCCTGGCGCTTTGTTCGTGTCAAAGTCCGGCAGCGTTAAGTTTCTGGATCGAAACGCTGAAACTTCAGGCACGCCAATTGTATTCGCAGACGACGGAACTGGTATTCCTTACCAAAACCTTGCGGTTGTCTACGGAGCGGAGTTGCTTTATAACGAAGTGGTCGTCTCGCGCGCGAACGGTGGAACGGCAATTGCTACAGACATTACATCGCAGGAGCAGTATGGGATCCAAAATCTAAGTAGATCCAACCTCCCGCTAGACAATGACACGTCAGCGCAGAATCTAGCCGATTACCTAGTGGCCCAATACAAGAACCCTGAGTATCGCTTCGAGGCTTTGCAGGTTGAGATTATCGACTTAGCGGAATCAGTACAGAGTCAATTGCTAGGACTTGAGCTAGGCGATTTCGTGCGCGTCAAGTTCACGCCTAACGACGTACCTCCGCAAATCGATAGGTACGCGGAAGTAATTAGAATTTCACAAACTGTTACTGAGACATCACATCGGATCACACTAGGCTTAGGCTCGACTGAAGGAGAATTCTGGAGGCTGTCAGACTTGGTATTCGGTAGAATTGGTAATGCACTAGCGTATTAGGAGAATTGTGGCGGGTTGGAAAGAATGGGCAGTTGGTGAAGTTGTCGAAGCTTCAGACTTCCAAACATACATTCAAAATCAGGTAGTGCAGGTCTATGCCGATAGTGGCAGTCGAGGTTCTGCACTTGGTACTGCAGTAGCCGAAGGTATGATTTCTTACCTCGAAGACACTAATGCGCTAGAGGTTTATAACGGATCTTCTTGGGCTGGTTTTGCCGCCGGTGACATTACAGCGGTAACCGCAGGAACAGGATTGACTGGCGGAGGAACGACCGGAGACGTAACCCTAAACGCTGACTATTCCGCAATCGGTTCGGCTATCTCAATCACTGCTTCGCAAATTAGTGACGTTACTGCTACGGCAGCAGAACTAAACATTCTTGACGGTGTAACTGCAGACGCAGGTGAGTTGAACATTCTTGACGGTGCAACACTTACGACTACCGAGTTGAACTACGTTGATGGCGTCACCTCGGCAATTCAGACTCAGCTCGATGGCAAGGTTGATGAAGTAAACGGCGCAGTAACAACCGCAGCAGTCGGTTCAACTGTAGTGCGAAACATCACACTTTCAACTTCATCACCTACTGGCGGATCAGACGGAGACGTTTGGCTGGTCTACACACCATAAGGGGATAGCGTGACGGCGCACACAAAGATAAGCGGAACCTGGAAAGACGTATCCGAAATCCACACGAAGGTTAGTGGATCTTGGAAGGAAGTCACCGAAGGCCACGTCAAGATTAGCGGAGCTTGGGAAAAGTTTTATGAAGTTATTTCTGATTTCTCGACTG